TGGTGGTGGAACTGTTACCCAATCAGGCGGTAACTTCATTCACACATTCACATCTTCTGGCGCACTTAGCCCTTTGTCATCTGTAACAGCAAGTTACTTGGTAGTGGCTGGTGGTGGCGGTGCTGGTGGAGATTTAAGCGGTGGCGGTGGTGCTGGCGGTTTATTGTCAGGCTCTGGATTAACGCTAGATTCAAACTCTATTTACACAGTCACAGTTGGTGCGGGCGGTGCTGGAAACACATCAAGTGGCGCTGGAACTAATGGTACGGATTCTATATTTTCTACTTTTACTTCGATTGGTGGCGGCGGTGGTGCTGGTGATGGGGTTGACGCAGCCGTAGGCGGCTCAGGCGGTGGAGGCTCATCACAAAAAGCCCCAGCAAACGGAACTGCTGGACAAGGCAATGCTGGCGGTACTAGAGGGGGTACTGCTGGCTCTGGTACAGGGGGCGGTGGTGGTGCTGGGGCTGTTGGTAGCAATGGTTCATCTTCTGCTGGTAATGGTGGTAATGGTGGAGTTGGTGTTGCATCTTCTATTTCTGGGTCATCTGTTTACTACGCTGGTGGTGGAGGCGGAGGCGGAGATTCTCGTGTTGGCGGCTCTACTGCTGGAACTGGCGGTAATGGTGGCGGCGGCAATGGCGGCAGAGGAACTAATGGTTCTGCCGCAACTGCCAATACTGGCGGTGGAGGCGGTGGTGGCGGTCAAAGCGGTGGAGATGGCGGTGCTGGTGGCTCTGGCGTTGTAATCATCTCTTACGCTGGCTCACAAGTGTTTAGTGGTGGAACAGTCACATCTTCTGGTGGCAACACTATTCACACATTTACTTCTAGCGGGTCTTTAGTCCCTGCTTATGGCGTTGAATATTTAGTTGTTGCGGGTGGTGGCGGCGGTGGAAATGATGCAGGCGGTGGTGGTGGCGCAGGCGGTTATCGCACAGCAAGTGGATTCTTTTTAGTTGTAGGCACTTCTTACACAGTAACTATTGGTGGCGGTGGTGCAGTAAACACCGCTGGTACTGATTCGGTTTTTTCTACTATTACCTCTACTGGTGGTGGTAGGGGTGGTTTTTGGAGTGGAAACGCACCATCAACTGGTGGCTCTGGCGGTGGCGGCGGTTCAACCTCAAGCCAAGCGGGGGCGGCTGGAAATACACCAAGCACAAGTCCAAGCCAAGGAAATAATGGCGGTGCTGCAAGTGCTAGTTTTGGAATGGGCGGCGGTGGTGGCGCAAGTGCGGTTGGTGCAAATGGGTCAGGAAGTGTTGGCGGTAATGGAGGCAATGGAACAGCATCATCAATAAGCGGCTCAAGCGTTTCTTACGCTGGCGGTGGTGGTGGCGGTTCTGCTTCAGGCACAAGCACCGTTGCTACTGGTGGTACTGGTGGCGGTGGCGATGGACAAGCAACTGGTTTTGCGGCAACCGCTGGAACAACAAACAGGGGCGGTGGCGGTGGTGGCGCTTTGGGTGGTGGGCCAGGCGGTGCTGGCGCAGCAGGCGGTTCGGGCGTTGTCATCTTATCCATTCCAACTGCCAAATACTCAGGCACAACCACAGGCTCACCAACTGTCACAACAAGCGGTTTAAACACAATTCTTACCTACACAGCGTCAGGTACATACACGGCATAAGGAGAAATAAATGTCACATTTTGCAAAAGTAGAAAACGGGTTAGTAGTCAGCGTAATCGTTGCCGAACAAGATGTCATTGACTCTGGCATCTTTGGGCATGGATGGGTGCAAACCTCATACAACACAAATGGCGGTGTTCATGCTAATGGCAATACGCCTTTGCGTAAGAACTACGCTGGCATTGGTTACACATACGACTCAGGTCGTGATGCGTTCATTCCTCCACAGCCATATCCATCATGGCTAATGAGCGAGGACACTTGTCTGTGGTCTGCGCCTACACCAATGCCTACTGATAACAAGCGTTATTCTTGGGATGAGCCTACATTGGCTTGGGTTGAGATAAATGCTTGAGGATACTGAGACACGCCTGGCCGTGCATGAGGCGCTCTGCTCTGAGCGTTACAAGCGCATTGATGATTCTCTGTCGCGTGGTGACAAGCGCATGGCTAAGATTGAATATCTCATCTATGCGGTGATGCTGTGTGTTCTGCTTGGACCAGGTGTGGCTGCAGACTTTGTTAAGAAGTTGTTGGGTATCTAAATGTGGACCCATTCAGTTTACTCATGCTGGCACAGGGTGCGTTTGCAGCTATTAAACAGGGCTGCGACTATTTGCACCAGGGCAGGATCGCTCTGGACTCAGCTAAAAAAACAGTCGATGGAGCGATGGCAGATGTCAAAGCCATTAAGGGAATCTTTGACTGGTTCATTGGCCTATTTAGATCAGCGCCTAAAGTTGATATCGCTAAACCTATTGCGAAAGCAGCAGCCAAGTCAAAGCCAGCAGCTGCAGCCAAGCAACAACAATCCTATGAGCAGCTCGAGCTCGAGCTCATCAAGTCAGTCGGAGAAAACATCGGAATCCTCTTTGACACCCAGCAGCAGATCAACACCTACTACCAAGAGCTTGAAGAAGACTCCAAAACAAACTACAACCCAGAGCAAAACACCAGCAAGAAGGCGATCGAGCGAGCACTGATTGAGCTGCAGCTGGAGAAGTTAATGGAGCAGACCAGAGAGGCGATGGTCTATGCGCCAGCAGAATTAAAAGATCTGTACACCAGGTTCTTAAAGATGCATGGGCAGATCGAGAGAGAGCAGGCTTGGGCTAGAGCAGAGATGATCAGAAGAGCCAGGCTTGCAAGGTGGCGTAAAGAACAGGAAGAGATCAGGCATATTGAAATGATTAGTGGAGGCATAGCAGTGACGTTTATATCTCTAATTTTTGGATGGCTAATGTGGCAACTACGCGGCTTGTCTGGTGGATTTTGATGGCAGTCATGTTGTGCGTTGTCGTGGGTACAACAAGCATGGCCTACATTGAAACACTATACATGAAAGCCCAGCTCAAGAAAGAGATGAAAGAACTGCGAAAGCTCAAGCAAGAACTGAAAGAAAGCAAATGAGATATCTATTGTTGCTGTTACTGCTGACTGCCTGTGATGATAGGTATCGCTACTTCTGCCAGGATCCCAAGAACTTTGTGGCCAAGAGATGCCAAAGACCTGATTGCCAATTCACCCAAGACTGTCCCGACTACCTCGTTGCCCCCATACTGGAGAAAACAATTGTCCAACCCCCACCGATTCCATCCCAACCGGCTTCTGACGCAAGAGGAAATTGAGATACGTGTCTGGGCCTTTGTGGTCCTGATCGTTACCTTTATTCTTGCTGGCATTGTGATGTTCATGCTTTACAGCTTGGCCTTTGTAGTGCAGCCTATCAAGAGCATGGCGCCCATTGACCAGGCCTTTGCCAAGATGTTGAACGACATAGTGTTATTGATCGTCGGTGGCATAGGTGGCGTGATGAGTCGCAAGGGCGTGCAGACTATTGCAGACAAGGTATCTCAAGCAAGTAACCCAACACCGCCTACCCCGCCTGCTCCAGCTGCAGCGCCTGCTACATCTACCTGGTCAGCACCAGCTGGTGGCCTGCCTGCTTGGGTAAACCCAGTGCTCGATGAAGAGTGGCGAGCTCCACCACCACCGACTACACCGCCAGACTTCATTGATCCGGCCAAGGAAGAGATAGCACAAGAGCGCTCTGCTGCGAGGACTGAGACATGATTCCAAACCCTTGGATGATTGTTGGTGCCATCGTAGTGGCTGCAAGCCTGTACTTCTACGGCCATCACAAGGGATGGGCAGAGCGTGACGCAGAGATGCAGGCAGAGATCGCCATCAAGAATGAAGAGGCTCGCACCAAAGAGCAAGAGCTAACCAAACAACTTAACGACAACTCAACCAAACTGCTGGAGGCTAACAATGCCATATCTGAAAAACAGTCTTCTCTTGATCGTGCTATCAGGTCTGGTAGCGTGCGGCTCCCGGCCACAAGTTGTGTTCAAGCCACCCCAAGTGCCGCCGCTCCCAGCGGAGATAGCAGCAAAGCGGGAAGTCAACCTGACAGACAGGCTAACCAAGCTGCTGATGCCGATCGAGCAACCCTCGCAGCCATCGCAGAGATCGTCGCCCAAGGAGACCGCAACACAGCCCAGCTCAATGCCTGCATCGACAGCTACGCCAAAGTGATGGAGACAATAAATGTTAAACGCTGAGAAACTTTCTAAGCTGCACATCAGTGCCGACTGGGTTGATCCACTGAATGAAACATTCGAGCGCTTTGGTATCGTGACACGCAACCAGCAGGCAGTGTTCATTGGCCAGGCTAGCCATGAGTCTGGCAACTTCAAACTGCTTGAGGAAAACCTAAACTACAAGGCTGCAACGCTGATGCGGATCTGGCCTAAGCGCTTTCCTACTTTGGAGAAGGCTAATGAGTATGCGGGAAATCCTAAGAAGATTGCAAATAGCGTCTATAGCTCGCGCATGGGTAACCGTGACGAGAATTCTGGCGACGGTTATAGGTTTCGCGGTCGCGGAATTTTTCAGCTCACTGGCCACTCAAATGTGTTCCATGCTGGCAAGGCCTTGGGTGTGGACTTTGTTAAAGATCCTGACCTTATTGCTACTCCTAAGTATGCTGCTCTCACAGCTGGATGGTTTTGGTCTACCCACAACCTCAATTCACCAGCGGATGCCCTTGACCATGCGCGGGTGACCAAGATTATTAACGGTGGACAGATAGGCCTGGAGGATAGGATTAAACATACCCAGCAGGCCTTGTCGGTGCTAGCTTAACTAGCAGCCAGCGACTCGGTACGCTTTTGGTAAGCGGCCAAGTGTCTGATGCGCTTGGTTAGATCTATCTTGAGCAGCGTCTGCTTGTTGGCCTCGCGCAGCTGGTTCAGTGCTGTGATCCGGTCTTGTGCGCTGCGCTTGCCTGCCGTGTAGGTTTTCTCTGCAAGGTTCTCATAGGCATCTTGCCAATCATCTAAGGTGGCGTGTGTGCTGAAGGGCTGCTCCTTGCCTGGCACCATCACAGCAAACCCAACATCTGCAGCTGGTGCCTGCTCTTGGATAACCTCTGGCTCAACCGTGTCTGCCATGGCTGCCTCGATCTGTATGTGATTACTCACAGGCTCACTGGGTAAGCTTGAGATCCGATCCAGTGGATTACGTGGTGGCGTGATGTCAACAGCTGGCTTGGCCTCATCTGGATAGTCTTGTGCCTCCTCCGCTGTGATCAAGCCCTTGAGCACATCGGGGAAGGCGTCGCGCAGGGCAAAGCCGCGGGCACGCATCTGCATCATGCGCTTGGGGTACGCCTGCCACGGGCCTTGCTTGCCCCAGAGGCCAGCGCGCTTGGCGTCCTCAACTGAGAAGCGCACGGTAACTGGGCTACGATTTTTTCGCTTGGCAACGCAGACAGCTACGGGGTTGGGCGTGCCCTCGTCTTCCATAGTCTCTTGCACATCTTCACAGACTGGACTGGCCTGCACCAGCGCGAGTGCAGCATCACCGTAGACCGATGGCTTGCCATTTATGACCGCGATGTTTTGCAACGCCTGCATGGGTGCCAGCCCCATCTCATAGCCCCACTGCACGCACACCAGAATATCCTGGGGCTTGCCTTGGTAGGCCTTGGGCACCATGCTGGAGTTGGCCAGCATCTCTGAGAACTGAATGGCCTCGGTGAGGGTGGCAGGAGCAAAGCCCTTGTTATTTGTCGTTGTTAATTGCATGGATATCTTTCTCGGTTAAGTAGGTTTGCATGGTGGTAAAAATAAGGTTAGTCATTGCATCGACAAAGGCCTCGGCCTCTACCTCGTTGCAATCGGTGATGTTTAGCAGCTCGACCACGGCCTGCTCATAGGCGTGCCGGATCGCTGGCTTATCTGGCAGGTTCACGACTAGGCCTTTCTGTTTGTACTGCTGCATCAATCTTGTCTGCTAACTTTCTCAATTCTGCTGACATCAATTTAAGACCATCAGAAAAAGAACCGTCTTCAGCACAGCTGTCTATCTCGCCTTCAAGACACTCATACAAACTTGTTTCAAAGACTGGTCCATCTTCATAAAAATGTATATACATAGTCAAAGGATCGGTGACAGCAAGGCCACTATGACCATCATGAGCAGGTTGCCAAGTAATTGGAAAACTTACATAAGTTAAGTCATCATCAATAACACAGCCAAAAACTTCTTTAACTACGTCACGCACTCCCGTATCAATTAAAGATGTAAGGTTATCAAGTGATGGCAAATTCCATTCTGAGAAATTTATCTCTCCATATTTGTGTTTCATTGATTCACCTCTTTGATATTCAATGTTGACTGGCGCACAGAGTACGCGTCTTTGGCTGCCACTGTGCGAGCAGCTGCAGCTTTGAAGTTACGCATTGGCCAGCTGATAACGTACTTGCCAGCACGGCCACGCTCTGCATCGCCTAGTCTGATCTTGATCTGTCTCTCAGACTCCTCGATGGCGTCTTCTACTTCACGCATGGTTGCCTTGCTGGAGAGGATAGCTTGCGCTAGATCAGCTACTGCGCTGTCGAGCTCGATCTCTTCTTTGTTGGCAAACGGGTGGATGCGGTCGAGCTCCTTGCTGGAGGCCGGTGGATACCATTCAATGGCGCCAGTCCTACGATAGGTCTGCAGCTTGTGCTCAAACTCCAGCACAGCTTTGATGATCTCCTTTTGTGTATCTTGGTGTGGTGCAAAGAGGAACACCCGCAGCTCGATGCCCTGATACAGCACGCAGACAGCGCCCCACATGTTGTTGGTCACTAGCATCTGGCCTTGCAGCTGGATGGGACCGCGTGCCAGGTGAGGGGTCTGCTCTGGCAGCGCCTTGGTTAGCTTGGCCTCGAGCACCCCTGGTCCAATGAGCTTGATGGAGTCTTGGCCAACCACGTAGATGCCATTGTCTGGGTCGTGCTTGATCTCTTGGTTGTCGCCGTAGCCAATGCCGTCCAGGCTGCAGGAGAGCTTGCAGCTGCTGTGTGTGAATGCCTGGTTGATCTCTACGTCAAACTTGGTGAGACCCAAGCGCTTGGCTGCCTCGGTCAAGATCACAGGCTCCAAGGTATTGCCCCAGCCCATGGCCTCGTTGCCAATGTCGGGGCGCTCTAGCCCTTTGATCGCGTTGATGCTGAACTGCAGCTCATCATTAGGTGTGCTGTAGTTGCTAAAGCCCATGAGGCCGGGTAAGCGCGAGGCGCTCATCTCTTTGTCGTCTGTTAGTTTGCCTGCCATTTATAGCTCCTGTAGTTGATAAACGCGCACAATGCGTGCGTGTGCCTGGGGATGGTTGGCCTCTGTGAAACCAATCATCTTAAATTGTTTGCCTTTGAAAACCGCTCCAAGCACTGATGGGTGCAAGTTGGCGGGTAGTTGGATGCGCTCGCGCACATCGTTGATGCTGACGCTGCCTTGCTGGCGGCAGACTTCAGCTGCAATAGTTCTGCAGCGCGCCAGGAAGGTGGCATCACGCTGCTCAAACAGGTTGAGCTGGGCGTCGCGGATTACTTGGCCGACGTTGGCTGTCATTAGCATGTGAGCCAGACAACCAGCACGGCCACCAGGCCGAGCCAGTAGATGACTATGTCATAGAGTTGATTACGCAAGTGAGGTCTCCTTTAGGTTAAGACGTTTGAGAAGGTTAGATACTTGGGTTGTGCCCCAAGTAATATTGCCACGGGGCGTGGTCACTGAGCGAGCTTGCAACGCTGCAGCAATATCTCTGATGGTGCGTGCGCCGGTGATGGCGAGAATGTCACGCACGATTGGACCAACGCGCTGGCAGTAGCTGTCAGCATTGGCCTTGATGACTAGGACACCGGCTGCGGAGCCAATCTCTGGTGTGGGGCACCCAAGTACTACACCGCGTGCTTTGGCCGCTTGTAGGGCTTGCTTGGTGCGCTTGGAGATCTCTTCACGCTCATGCTGGGCAACGACTGCGCGCACACCAAACTCTAAGGTGCCTGCGTGTGGCATGTCAGCAGCCACAATGTCCACGCCTGCTTTGCGCAGTGTCAACAGGAAGGCTGCATCGCGGGAGAGGCGGTCGATCTTGGCAATCAGGATGGCTGCACCATGGCGACGGCACTGCTCAAGTGCGAGCTCGAGCTGTGGGCGGTTGTCGATCTTGCCGGACTCGATCTCTGTGTACTCGCCAATGATGTCTGCCTGGTATGAGCTGACCAGCTGGCGCTGTGAGTCGAGGCCAAGGCCACTGTGACCTTGCTTGGCGGTGGAAACTCGGTAGTAGGCTACGTATTTAGTCATGTCTGCAACTCCTTGCGCTTTATCTGCGCGTTGAACATGAACGTATGTTACACGATCTTTGTATATCGCTTTTCTAGGGAGTTTCCCTAGTACTACTTCTTTGTTGATATCGCGGTGATATACACTCAGCGCCTATGAAACCCAAACTCAAACCTTTTATGATGCGGCTGCACCCACTCACGCGGGAGCTGTTAGACAAGGCGGCTGCCGACCAGGGGCGCAGTGTGTCGTCTTTGATTGACCAGAGTGTGCGCGAGCAGCTGCAGCCCAAGTACGGCGAGCTGCAACCCAGACTGCAGCGCTTTCTCTCTGGAGTGCGCCAGCCATGACCTATGAAGAGGCAGTGCGCTTGCTGGCCAGAGTGCGTGAAGGCATCTACTACCCTGTGGAGCTGGTCTCCGAGGCCTTGGCCATGACTGGCGACAGGGACTACGACTACCAGGTGCCACCTGCAGACATGATTGATTTTGTGCAGAACTTACGCAGAGCGGGGCAGCTATGAGTGAAACAATACTAGCGATTGACTTAGGCACCACGACAGGCTGGGCGTGCCGGCCACTGCATGGTCCGATTGCATACGGGTACGCCACATTTAAGCCTGGCAGGTACGAGGGTGGCGGCATGCGCTACCTGCGCTTTAAACAGTGGTTGACAGAGCTCAAGGGCACGGTCGGTGGCGAGATCCAATCCATCTACTTTGAAGAGGTGCGCCGGCATGCCAGCACAGACAGCGCGCATGTCTACGGCGGCTTGATGGCCACGCTGACCAGCTGGTGTGAGCACCACAAGATCCCATACCAAGGCGTGCCGGTTGGCACCATCAAGAAACATGCTACGGGAAAAGGCAACGCGAGCAAGGAAGACATGATTGCTGCCATGGTTGGCATGGGCTATCAGGTAACAGATGACAACGTAGCAGACGCGCTATCGCTGCTGCACTGGGCACTATCGGAGGTGGACAATGCTTGAGACTGTATTGATTGTTGTTGCGCTGATGTTGATCGGCGTGATGGTCGGCGTGTTTGTGGCCATAGCGCTGATAAACAGCTGGATGGACAGGGACGACTGATGCACATTAGTTACGTGAAGATTGTGAGAGATGACGAGGGCACGGTCATAGACACGCAGGAGGCCAACGGCGATATGCGCAGGCTCAACTACCAGATCGAGGTCTTGAAGGCTGCGCTCGAGATCGAGATGGATCGGGTTAGCGACTTGAAGGAGCTGCTAGACCAGGTGCGCCGATTGGCCTATGAGCTCAACGAGGAAGTCTTGAAGGCACACATATGAAGTGCCCGATCTGCAGCACCTGGACGTCAATCAAAGAGACACGCAAGCGAGAGAACAACATTACAGTGCGGCGGTATGAGTGTGCCAACCTGCACACATTCAAGACCACCGAGCAGATCACCCAGATCTTGGACGCTACACACATGGAGCAGCTCAAGTTAGCCAGGCTAGAAAACCTAGCCAAGGCCAGCAGGAGCCGCAAGAAGGCAAGCAATGCATGAAGAGGAAGTACATCTATCGCAAGGCAAGCAACGCGCCGTCACCCAGCCTGGAATGCCTGCTGATGGCGTGTGGGCGAGAGTTGTTGACGACTTGGGAAGTCTTGCGGGACAAGGAGTTGATCGAGAGGCATCTAAAGGCGCTAGACGGTCGATATGGCGCAAACGCAGAGGCCAAGGTCAGAGCGTATATGCACGAGATAAAGAAGAATGAGCGCAATGGCTGACAATGTGGTGAGCTTTGAGATACCAAAGCCACCAAGGCTGAAGTTGAAGGAGGCACCACCAGACCAGCGCAAGTTAGTAGTGCTGCCGATCAAGGCGGTCTTTGACCAGCGACTTCATCACGGCGCAGTCAGAGTGCTGGCAGCGCTGTGTAGTTACTGCA